AGATCATTGATCAACTTCTTCTTAAATGTACGAAGATGTGTATATGGTAATATCCAGTTAAAGTGATGTGATCTATAAGTTTTTGCTTGTTTAACTGCTTCTGGATAAGGTTGGCTGATTAAAGGAATGTCATCAACCATACTCCAACATGAACCATAGGTAAACTCAGTGGTTCCGTCATAGACAGTATTAAAGTATGAAAAAACGGTATTATCATTGATTAAACTATCGTCAGCATCTAACAACATTATGATAGCATCATCGGCATTGATCTTTCTTATATTTTCAATTTGATTTCTAGGTGCACCACGATTTTCTGTATTGACTATCAACATGAATTTCTTTTGTAGATCTTCAGGCAATGATTGTATTTTAGCTCTAACAATATCTGCACTACCATCAGTACTAGCATCATCTATCAAAATATGAATATAACTGTCATAATCTTGTGATGCTACACTATCAATACATTTGGTAACATAGTTAGCACAATTATAAAATGGGCTAACAACTACAATAGGTTGTTCCTTGCCACTTTTATAGTTTTCTGATTCTATAACATTATGAAATCTACGACCATAAATTTTATTCACTCTATGATTGATTTTAGATACAGCACGATATTCTTCTTTACTTAGGTAACCACCTAGTTTGTTTACTATATGTTGTTTCCATTGTAGAGCAACACTATCCCATCCTGCAATATCTTTAATAATGTTACAGTAATATTGTTTCTGTTGATGCAGATATTTGTTAGCGTGGGCGTAGACGGTGGTAGCTACAAATTTATCAACCTGTTGTGGTGTATTAATATCTGGAAATAAATTATTAGGTTCAACTGCATAGTCAATGTGATAGCAGGCACCTTCTATGGCTATTTCTTCTAATGCACCAAATCTACAAGTAATACTAGGTGTATTATACAGTAATGATTCTAATGTTGATATACCAAATGTTTCGGGGAAAGCACAAGGATATAGCATAAAGCTAGCATTGGATAATATGTTAGCAATTTCGTATTGTGGAATCACTCCAGTAAACTCTACACCTATTTCTGCCATAGCAGGATCATCGGCCATTCTACGCCAATCTTTTTCTTGTTGATCAGGTTCGTCGTTGACACTAAATCTATAGTAGCCTCCTATGATCTTTAATCGTGCATCGGGTATTTGTTGTTTAACCTTAGGCCAAATATGATTAACTAGGGGAATCATCCCTTTAGTAACACTGGCATTGTAGACAAACAGATTAGGATCTTTAGCAGCTATATCAACTTCTTTACGATAATTACGAGCGCCGTTACGTGTGATAAAAAACTTACGTTTTAGTACTTCAAAGTTACGTCTACGTCCGTGATTGCAATTAGCCACATAGGTAGTATGGAAGTCGCTGAGTGTAAAAATGTCAGTGATTCGATTTTCTACTGCTAGTTCTTCTATTAGATTATCTCCTAGGCAAAATGTATCGTGCATCCATAATGCTCGTATTTTGGCTTTACCTACAATCCTATCATAGAGATTCATTGCCTGGAACGGAAGTGCTCTCATATCTCCCAATTTTGGATAATCTTGTGGAGCAGTAAATGGGATTATAGTTCTAGAGCTAATGACCACATCAAAGACAAAATCTTGTGACAATGCATTAAGTGGAAGATATTTAACACCGTTGTAGATACCCGGTCTAGCATGGTCAGTGGTACAGTTATTAAAAACTGTGACATCGAATCCAATTTCGTTGAGTTCTCGGGCCATTAGTGTTACAGCACTTTCGCTGCCACCTAGTCCCTGTTTGTCGATTGTGGTACCATCATATGGAATACCAATTATGTCAATAATAGCAAGCTTCATGCTATTAATTATACGCTAGATTGATACTATGTCAATGATCTTGGTTTTAATTTTAGGTTAATATATTATCAAGGCCTAGCTCAATGTGAATGGACGCCACGCTATTTTGTATGTTGGTGAAAATGCGCCGCCGGTGTAGCCCGAATGCCATACAAACTCAGTGCCACTTAATGGTATTAGGGAATGCCATTGCCAGTTGTTATCAGCGGATCCTGTAACGGGCACAGTTTGGAAACCAATAGTATTATTAGCTGCCAAAGTCAAAGTTCCCGCTGAATAAGTCATGACAAATGCACTAACAGCCCAGCTGAGGTTTACGTCAATGCTGCCGCTGTATTCAATGGCATAGTTGGCAGCATAGACATACTGTCCATTGCCCACGGGCCAAATAGGCGCTGGCCCTATAGTAAGACCCGTGGCAGAGACCAGTACAATATCACTGTCTCCTTCACCGATAGTAGTTCCTGTAAATGTCATAGTCCTAACTCTTGTTGAACCATGTCCACCTGTGGGAAATGAGGCATAAAGCGTAGCAGTAGTATAGGTCATTAAGAATGTACCCGAGCCAACTAGACTAAATCCAGTAATGTTGTATACTGTAGCAGGGCTTGATTGAGGAGTATACCCAGTGCCCAGACTGATAGTAGTTCCACTGACTGTGGCTATGACTATGTTTTGATTGGCGGGCCCATAGGCAATAACTGCTGTAGTAGCTGATAGTGCGCTGATAACTGAAGCTGCCGATCCGCTGGCCACTGAGTTCAACTGTACTGCTGTGCCCACAGTACAGGTAGTGCCCGATATGCTAACTGCCACGACTCTATGAAAGTTGTCAGCATTGGTAGTATATGTAATCAATACCAGCGTAGGAGATAGGGCCACACAGTTGACCAATGTTGTATAGGCTACTGAGTTAAAAACAACCGCGGTGTTCTTGGTCAGTGTAGTACCCGAGCCACCATTGGAAATAACTGCACAATAGCCCACACCTGCTTGAGTCCATGTGGTTAGTGCAAAACCGCTACTGAGTTGGCAACTGTTACCTGCAAGGCCTGCAGCGGCATTTAATACTGTAGGAGTTCCTTGAGTACCGGCCCAGGTGGAGTTGTCGATGCTGGTAGCAATGACCGCAGGATAGCCACTGGTGCTTTGAGTAGTGGTCATCATAACATAGGGGCTTATTAGACAACCACTGTTATTGTTACTGCTGGTAATACTGCCCATGTTAATTATTGAGCCTTTTCGAGTAATAGCGGAAAAGCCTGTGGATATTGCCACAGACAGTTTGTTTCTATGCCAAAGCGCGGGCCTCATTATGCAAATCCTGTTACTAGACTAGCGTAGTATGTTGTACCGATATAACTAACGGTTAACATGTCTACAGCGTTAGCCGCTGTACTCAATGTCTTGACACCACCTGCAAACTTCATAGTACTTGTTAATGTATACGGACCACCACTTGCTGGCTGTGTAATGATCAATGTCATCGACTGTCCACTTACAGGACTCGTAAATGCGCTGAATGTAATACTTCCGGTCAGTGTAATAGTCTGCACGTCACCGTTGGCAGCGTTGGGAGTAATAGTACCTGTAGTAGCGCCTGCGATGTAAACAGTATCACGACTGTCTTTATAAGTTAATGTGGTAAATGTACCAGCTGCCGCGGATATTGTCTCACCAACATACAAACTACCACCAATGCCAGCGCCGCCTACAACTTGTAAAGCACCTGTGGTAGTTGAAGTTGATACAGTAGATCCGTTTAGAATAAAGTTTGTAGCGGTTACTGTACCGTTAAAATATCCCGAACCGTTTACACTTAATTTAGCACCCGAAGACTGTGTACCGGTGTTAATACCAATCCACCCATTGTTTGAATCAATAATATGAGAAACTGCGGTTGATGAGTTTTGAAATTTTAGCCAGGACAATCTCTCTGTTAATCCAGTAGTGTTACCGCCGGTGTCGTCAACTACTAACATAAAAGAATCAGAGCCGGAGCCAGTAAAAATTATATTACTTCCACCGGGGTTTGTTCTTATATGAAGCGGCGCTCCATATCCTAAGGCAAAGTCAGCAAAATAATTTGATAAATTAGGCGAATATCCTACTGATGTAAATCCAAGAACATTTAAACCATTAGTAACAGTTGTATTCCCACCAACAACAAGATTACCACCGATGCCAGCTCCACCTGATACTACTAATGCACCTGTAGTAGTTGATGTAGCGTCTGTGGTATTGCTAGTTTTAATAACATCATCTGTTTGAATCAATGTTGTAGTAACTGTAGTGTATTGTATAGTTAACTTATTAGCAACAATTTCACCACCAACATACAAATTACCACCGATTCCTGCACCACCTGATACAATTAAAGCACCTGTGATAGTCGATGTTGATGCAGTGGTGTTAGTGATATTAACTACTTGGCTTGTTGTTCCACTAAAACTACCTTGAGCGCCTAATGACCCGGTATAACCCTGGTATCCTTGAACGCCTTGATTACCTTGAGCACCCTGGTATCCCTGATAACCTTGGAATCCCTGATAACCTCTATCTCCTTGATTTCCCTGATAACCAAATGAACCTGTATAACCTTGATTACCTTGATTACCGGCACCTT